GGGTGGAACTAGGATCGACTCGTAGGTAAAACTTTTAGGAGATTAATCGCTGATACCGTACTATTAATAAATGCTAATAACTTAGCGATGGCAGCTTAATACTGCTAAAGGGTTTGCCTGTACCTAGTAACAGAAACAGGCTTGACAAATAAGTATATTGTGATATAATATTATTATAAAGTGAGGTAAATTATGGCAGATAATTACGATAGAGATTCGCATGAGCATGATATGACTTATGAGAATGAGCAATCAACGGTAACAATACCGTTAAAAGAATATGATAAACTAAAAGCAGAACAATCTTATATTACAGACCCAAGTTTAATCAGTATCATAGATAAAATAGAAGAACTAACAAGAGCATTAAGAAAACACATAGTAAGAAAATTCTAATGTTAATGAATAGTAAAAAGTTTGGTCTTATTATTGAAGGCATTGTAAAAGAAAAACGTATCGGTTACATGGACGCAGTATTAAATTATTGTGAAGACAATGACATAGATACAGCAACAATAGGCCCTTTGATAAACAAATCACTAAAAGAAAAGATAAAAATTGAGGCAGAGAACTTGAACTTGGTTGAGAAATCAAGCACAGCGATCTTACCTATATGAATAGTTATGAAGCATATACATTATATTTGGCTATTAAATTACACTTCACTTCCGATAGTTATGATTTTTACAGGCACAATGCCAAAGTTAATTCATCATTTAACACATTTTTAAAACGTAATGATAGGTTTTTCTTTCATAAACTTACTACTAAATATACGAGGGAAGAGATGTTAGAATATTTTGTAAGTAATTTCTTTCATAATAGTAAAACATGGATAGGCAATTTAGTTAGAGCAGATGGCGAAACTACATACAATAAATGGCGAAAGTATAATCAATCATTTACGTATAATTTTAGAAACGATTGCGTATTGCTTCGTAATGTCATTGATGGTGATAATGTTCGGTTTGATGATGTTTTCAGCGTTAATAATGGGCAGCATCCAAGATTGTTACGATTATTGTTGTCGGAACAAATTTCAATTCAAAGTGTTATCATACTTGACAAAGTGTTGGGTTTTGTTAAACGTTGGGATAAAGAAATTAAAGAAACTATTATCTGGCCTGAAAAATCATTTAAGTTAAAGAAACTCAATCCGTTTATCAAATTCAATATAACGAAATGTAAGTTTATAATGAAAGAGGTATTTGTATGAGCGAGGAACAAAAACTAACCGAAGAACAAGTTAGAGAAGAATATAGACAGCACCGTAAAGATAAGACATTTGCTCAATGTTGGCCTGCTAACAATGATAGTTTTTATGAGTGGTGTTCAGGTTACCTAGACTATAAACACATAACAAAAAAGAATAGAAAGAAAAGATGATAGAAGAACTATTGAAAGACATAACAGAATTAAGAAATGAGATGGTACAAAAGAACTGGCCTGCTCAAAGATTAAGCAATATCATTTTAAAATATGAAATGAAGTTACAAGAAAATAAACACATATATACAACAGAGGAACTTGTTAAAGCAACAAATAAGATATTAGATGAGTGATGTATTTGAAAGTGTAATAGATGTAGGTAGTGGTTTTATATTGGCCATACTAATACAGATATTTGTATTTCCTTTGTTTGATTTACACCCTACAATTTTTGAGAATATACAAATAGCATTAATATTTACTGTGGTGTCTATGACTAGATCAGCATTATGGCGAAGATACTTTAGAAAAAAAAGAAGATGACAATTGAACCAATTAAAGAAAAACTAGATGATAAGATTGCTAAACTAAACAGTAGCAGAGTCATTAAGAAGATTACACCTAGAGGTGACCTATCATGGTATATTAAATGGGTGTCATCTATGTTTATAATATTTGCTATGGCTACGGCAAGTGCAGATATGTATCCATATAATTTATTTTTACAATTTATTGGCCTTGTTGGTTGGCTTGTAGTTGGTATGTTATGGCATGATAGAGCATTAATATTTTTAAATGCTTTTGGTATAGCAATAATCTTATCAGGAATAATGAATTACTTTTTATGAGTTACTTATTAACAAGAATAGCACTATATGGTGACGTTTTGCCTTTGACTTTTAAATTAGATTATAAAAAATTTGAAGAAGGTTTAAAATTATTTGACGACAAATGGGTTCAATATAATCCTAGAAAAAATATTCCTAGATATGGTTTAAGTATCACTAGTTTAGATGGTAAGTTTTCTGGTAAACCAGATTTAGATTCATTAAAGGAATATGAAGAAGAACATAATATATACCTTGATGAACCAGATTTTAAAACTAAAACACCTTTTTGGCCTTATGTTGAATCAGCATTATCAAAATTCAAAAATCATTTAGGAAGAACTCATATTATTAAGAAGTATGCTGGCGGTCAATTCCCATCTCATAGAGACCATTATGAAAGAGAAAATAAATCTTTTAGGTTGTTTTTACCAATCTATAATTGTAATCCACCATTTAATTATTTTATTTTAGATGATAAGATTTTACATTTTGAACACGGAAGATTATATTATTTAAATACTTGTAAAGAACATATAGTATTTACAAGTGCTCGTGGTGGGAAAGCATCCTCAATGTATGTAGTAGCAAATATTAACCTATCGGAAGAAACTACAGACTTGGTATTACATAATATGATGAGTAGTTAGATGTTATGGTTAAATATTTTGATGAAGAATGGCCTAAAGAAGAGGAGATGTTAAGAATAGGTTTAGAGATGTCAAGGAAGAATAAGGCAGATAGATTTCCTACTGCTGATGAAAGGTGGCCTAGACAAGGTATAGTTATGAAGAATAGAGTTTTTATTATAGGTAATGGTGAAAGTCGTAAAGATTTTGACTTGACAAAGTTAAGAGAACATGGTAAGATATATGCCTGTAATGCTTACTATAGAGATAACCCATTGCCAGATGTATTGATCGCAGTTGATAGCACAATGACACACGAAATATATCACAAGGGTATTGCTCATAAGATACCTTGTTACTTTAGAGAATGGACTAAATGTCCTAACTTTATGTATCAGACTATGAAGGCTGGGTTTCTATCTACACAAGGTAAACAAAAAGAGGATAAGTTTATAACAAATGGCGATAGTGCATTGCCGATTGGTGATTACTTTGTTATGAATGCTCATACAATCAAAGGTGAGGCAACGATAAGAAAAGAAGACGGCACGAAGTATAAGAAAGATGTTGATAACACCCACATCTATTGCTCATGGATAACAGACGGCGATAAAACACAAGAATGGGAAGACCCAGGATATCATGCTGGTGCTACAGCAGGTCATGTTGCATGTAAGTATGATAAACCTACCGAGGTCTATATGATAGGTATGGATTTAAGGTCAGATACAAAATACTATAATAACATTTACAAGGGTACTAAAAACTATTCATCAGCACATTTTGAACCCACACCTACAGGTATATGGGAAGCAGAGTGGTTACGAGTATTTAAAGACAACCCTAACGTGTCGTTTTATAAAGTCAATAAGTCAGATGACGATAAACCCACTAATAAAGAACTATTGGGAAATGAGAAGAATTTAACATATATCACACAGGCACAGCTGCTTGACAGATTGGGTCAAAAGTGATATAATTGCTAAATGAATGTAAAAAAGTGTATAAATAATATTATATTTACAATTAAATATACATTAATACAAATACGTACAACAATATATACAAGGAGTATAATACAATGTCAAGTGCATTAGAAGCCCTAAAAAAGTCAAAGTCAAATTTTGACATACTAACGAAGAAGTTAGAAAACACAATAGAACAACCCGAAAAGAAAAACAAGTACCAAGACGACAGGTTATGGAAACCTGAACTAGATAAGTCTGGCAATGGTTACGCAGTATTAAGATTCTTACCTGCTATAGAAGGCGAAGATATGCCTTGGCAAAGAGTCTGGAATCATGCGTTTCAAGGACCAGGTGGTCAATGGTATATTGAGAACTCTTTAACTACACTAAACAAAAAGGATCCTGTTAGTGAAGAAAACACAAGGTTGTGGAATACAGGCATAGAAGCCGATAAAGAAATTGCTAGAAAGAGAAAAAGAAAGTTATCTTACTATTCTAATATCTTTGTAGTATCTGATCCTAAACATCCAGAGAATGAAGGCAAAGTGTTCTTGTTTAAATTCGGTAAGAAAATCTTTGATAAGATTACTGAAGCAATGAACCCAGCATTTGAAGATGAAAAGGCTGTTAACCCATTTGATTTTTGGGAAGGTGCAAACTTTAAACTAAAAATCAGAAAGGTAGATGGCTACTGGAATTATGATAAATCAGAATTTGAGCCAGTCAGTAAATTAAAGGATACTGATGATGAGATTAACAAGATATGGCAATCTCAATACGCTCT